CCTCCTCTTGTTTCTGTTAATGCTTGTCCGGTCAATGCTTCAGCTGGAATAGATACTCCAAGTTTAGACCTCAATCTTTCTGTAATATTTTTTGAAGATTGTTGTATTGATTGTACTGGTGCCTGTGAAACTGGTACAGACATAGCTGGCGGAGACACTAATGGTGTAGTTGTTGCCATAGCAGGAGTTCCTAAACTTCCGAAGCTTGTGGGAATAATAGATCCAATCGCACCCAATGCTCTGTCTATAATACCAATTTCCATATTTGGTTTAATTACACCAACTTTTGGAGCTGAAATACTAGATTTAGTAGGAACATTTTGTTTTTTTGCTACAAATGTTTTTGTGGGTTGAACTGTTGGTTGTTCTAATTTAGTTGGTACTGGTGCCTTATACAGCGGTAATTCTTCGGATATTTTTTCTGCAACAGTTGCTGTTGATGGAGTAAGAGATTGAACCATAACTGCTTCTGATTCTTTCTCTAATTTCATATCATAATCAGCAGCGTCATATGTTGCTTCTTCAGCTGTTGGTGGTAGTATTTGTTGTTCTTTAGGTTTTAATTCTTTGATTTTTTCTCTATATGCTAATGCTTTCTTTTTTTCTCCTTTCTGTTCGTATGCCTTAGCATAAGATTCTAAAATATCTGGAGTTATAGTAGTTCCACGAGCTTCTATTCCTTGTATTTCTATATCTACATCTCTTCTTATTATTGCATCTTCTCTTGCAGTTTGTTGTTTTGTGGATTCTACTTTTGACTTCTGTTCTTCTTCTTTTCTTTTATTATATAGATCTTGATCTTTATTTAATAAAGAAAAGAAACCGCTGAATGATGCTACTGCTCCAGCAATCCCACCCAAAACTGGAAGAGATAGTACATTCATAAGCGGTCTTAATATTTGTGTTAATGGTCTCAATAATCTTGGTAAATTTTTGAGTTGATTTGCAGAAGATAATAGATCTACTATACCAGAATTAGATGTGGTTGTATTTATATTCTTATTGAGATCTAATAACGATTTTTCAATCTTAGTGACATCATCATCTATAGTTGTAATTTTATCTAAAATTTGTTTATTATAATTATCTTCTTTTGTTTTATCTCTCATCTCATAGATCATATCTTGAGTTTGAGTATTTTCTTGAATAACTGATTTTGATGTAGTTAAATTAACTAGTGGTTTAAAACCATCTGAGAATGCTCGTTTAATATCATTTCTTAACTGTTTTCTTTCTTCTTTAAGAGCAGTCAATTCATCGATTAGGTTTTTCTTTCTTAGATCTCTTTCTTCTTTATCAGCTTGTTTATTTTCTTCTTGAATTTCTTCTGCAGTCTTTTCGTTTCTTCCTAGAAATGATAAGAACAACCCACTTATCAGATTGCCAGATTCAAATTCACTTTTTGCTGTTCTACTATAATAAGTCGATTTTTCTTGTTCAGCTTTTCTTTCTTGTTTTTGTATTCTTCTTTCTTCTTCAAGAATAGAATTAATTTCAGATTGTATTTGTCTTCTTTTAGATTTTATTTCATCTAACTCATCTTGAAATGCTTTATTTGCTGTTTCTAATTTTAGGGAACGTTGTTTTAATATAGATTCTTTGCGATATTGTTTTGTTGAAAGAGTTCTTTCAGCAACTAGAAGATCTGAGAGAGAAGAAATCTGTTCTGATATTGATTCGATTGATTTATTGGTGCGCTCTGAATTTGCGACCAATACATCCATCAAGTTATTCAATTTATCTTTTGTATTTCTAATTTTTGGCATTCTTTCTTCTCTCGTTTTCTTCTTGTATATGTTTGTTTAGTAATGACAAATATACTTCTCTTTCCCAAGGATACATATCGTCAAGTTCAGAAAGAGAATAGTGATAGAATTGTGCCATAGTAAAATTACTGATATAGTAATTCATCAAATTATCATTATTAATTGCTATACGAAAAAATCCGATAAACCAGATAGAATAATTGTTTCAGAGTAATCACATTTTCTACACTTAAATTGCACATTTTTTGTTAATTTTGGTGTATTGATATAATATTGAAGAATATTTTTGAATACAGTTAAATCTAAAGAATTTAGAAATTCTTTTAATTCTTCTTGTGTGAAATCGTCATAAATTTTTTCGGAATCCATTATAGATTCCAAATCTTCATTGATGGCTTCTGTTAGATAATCTATATCTTTTGTTACGTTATATAGTTCTAATGCTTTTGCAGATTTTGCGTTTGGATATTTTAATTTAATAAAGATATCTTCAGTTAATTTGATTTCTCCAGGAATAGAATTCTCGAAAGATACTTCAACATCATCCAATGAAATTTCCAATTCATTTACAGTATCACAAAGTTCACCATCAATTTGATTATTGCATTTATAAGAGACTGTTGATGATTCACCAACTGATTTTGAACGAATCTTCAAGAACAAATATTCTATATCAAAATAAGTCAACTTATCAGTAGAAATTGGTGTCAATGAACAAGATTCTATGAGATCCGTAATGCATCTAGTTAAATCGTCGATTGAATCGGAATCTTGCATCATAAGCAAAATCTTTTGTTCTTTAACTGTATATGGTCTGAATTTATAAATCTTTTTGTTAGAAGGTATCTTCACTTCATAACTTGGATGCGATAATTTAGGTAACATAATTTATCCTTATTTTTGTACTTTATCTAAATGTTGAAAAGTTTTTCCTGTTCTATTTGCATAAGATTCTATTTTTAATGATTCGTATGAAAAATTAACTGTATATTTCATTAATTGATCAGTATCCGCCCAAGATACTTGAATCATTTCGACTCTAGTTGGAATTGCTTTAGTTAATTTTACTACATACACTTGTTTTAGTGTGTCTGGTCCTTCGAATGTCACTCTTTGCGCAGATCCACCTAATGGCGTAACCAATGCATCTGTAGGTTTAGGATTTGGTGTTTCATTATATACATTAATCCAAATATCTTTAGCAACATCATCATAATATGCTACATTATTATTCTCAAAATTAGAGATTTTGTGTAACCATTCTTCAAACCAATACTTATCTCTTAAATCGGACATTACCAAAAAAGTCATTTGAACTTCATCATTTAATCTTCCATTTGGAATCTTAACTATTGGTTCGCCGCCATATAGATGAAAATCTGTTGTTAGAATTTGTATTCCAGGAATATTTAAAGATTCGCAGCGAAATGATAGATTAACAGTTTCGTTAGGTAGTAATATGTCGAATCTAGATTGTCTGACTGTTCCAAATTTTTCTAAATCCGCTTTGAAGTCGTTTAATGATTTCATATCTTATTATTTATAATAAATACAAATATGGCATATTCGGGAAAATACACTCCAAAATACCCACAAAAATATAAAGGAGATTCATCCAATATTATTTGGAGATCTACCTGGGAATTAAGATTTTTGAAGTATCTAGACCACAATCAATCTATTTTAGAATACGGATCGGAAGAGGTTATTGTGCCTTATCTATCTCCAATAGATAATAGAATTCATAGATATTTTGTTGATTTCTATTTTAAAGTGAGAACAAAAGAAGGATCATTGAAGAAATATTTGATTGAAGTCAAACCATATAATCAAACTATTGAACCAAAAAGACCTAAGAGAATAACAGAATCATATATATCTTCTGTACACACTTATGTAATAAATCAAGCAAAATGGAATGCTGCAAAAGATTTTGCAAAAAAATATGGCATGGATTTTCTTGTATTAACGGAAAAGGAATTATTCAATAAATAAGAATATGGAAAAATATACTTATCCTACAAATATGCAAGAGAGATTTGGTACAAATCAATTGTGCATAAAAATATATGAAACAACTGCTTCTAATATCGATTTTTCTCAAGTTGGTGTGTATAATGCTGATGGATTACCAATGAATAATATTATCTTAGGCCAGCCAGAAGCATCTAATATAAGAAGTAAATCGCAAACAAGTTCAGTTAAAACAACAATTTTTTTACCAACACCGCTGTCAATTGCAACAAATTATTCGGTCTCATATGAAGACGTTTCTCTAACTGGTTTGGGTTCATCATTAATTGGTAAAAGTGTTGGTGGAGTAGCTGATACTTTATCCAAAGTTTTAGGGAAGAAATCAACAAAAGCAGTAATTGCATCAGGTTTAGATAAGTTTTTTAAAAGTATTCCGACTAAAGAAATAGGTCAAGCGTCTTCGGCCATAACAGGTTTAGCTATAAATCCACACCAAGAATTACTATTGAATGGTGTTAAGTTTAGAGATTTTAAAATCACATACAATTTGATAGCAAAGAACAAATCTGATTCTGAAGCAATAAAGAACATAATTAAAACATTGAAAGCATCAATGCATCCAGAATTAACATTAGGAAGTTTTTTATTTAAATATCCATCAGAGTTTGAATTATTATTTTTTAATTCTGGTAAGAATAACACATATTTGTTCAGAACTAAGAAATGTATTCTTAAAAATTTACAAGTTTCTTATGGTGGTGGTAAAAATTTTGTAACTTTCAAAGATTCTGATGGAGCACCAGTAGAAATTGAACTTGTTATGGATTTTCAAGAAACAGAAATTTTAACACAAGACGATTTTGAACAACAGAACGAAGAATATTAAATATGTCATATTTCTCACCATTTCCATACGTTCTATATCCAAACTTCTTAGACACATCAGGTAACATCGATCTTCTTCTTAAAAATATCACTGTAAGAATTGTTAGAAGAGAATCGCTCAATGACGATAAATCCATCTATTACAAGTATGTTATAAAAGATGGCGAAAATATCGAAACAATTTCCAACTCATTATATGGTAATCCAAATTACTATTGGACTATTATGATTATCAATAATAGATTAGATAGATTTTATGATTTTCCACTTTCTTATGGTGAATTTGAACAATATATTGTAGATGAATATGGAACAATTTCAGCAGCACAAACTACTTACAAATATTTTATAAGAGAAGCTTATGATAGATATTCCGATGATCCTGTAGAAGATACAGATTATTTCATTGAAGTTCCTCTTGTAAATTATCTATATACTGATATAGATTCTCAAACTTCTAGACCATTAACTGAAAATGGTCGAACTATGAAATACCCTAAGAGTAATTATGATATAGAATTTGAATCTAATGAAGCAAAAAGAACGATATTAGTTTGTAGTTCATCTTACATTCAAAATTTTGTGGATCTATTTAACTCATTAACACAATAATATGTCAAAGATACAAGCTGGAAATTTTGATATCAAATCATTATTGATCGTTTCAGAAAATGGATCGATCGATATAAATGGTATCTTCACAGAAATTAATATATTCGAATCTATATATTCACCAACATTAACTGGATGGATTTCTGTTGATGATGCATTAAATTTGATATCTGGTTCTAATTCACTTCCAATTATGGGAAATGAATTAATTGTAATACAAGTTTCTGTTGGTGAGCATACTTCTCAGAAATCTATCAGTACAAAAAAAGATTCTGGTGATAGAAAAAGTAAATCATTTACATTTGTTGGTCGAATAATCGATATCAAAAATAGAACAATGATTAATGAACGTGCGCAATCTTACGAAATTCATTTCACATCAGAAGAATTTGTTTTAGATAGAAATATAAGAATTTCGAAATCTTACACCAATGAGACTATATCTAACATATTAGAAAAAATTCTATTAGACTTCAATACACAAACAACATATGAGATTGAAAAGACAGTTGGCATTTCGAATGTTGTTATTCCAAATTGGACTCCATTAAAGACTATTAATTGGTTGGCTTCTAGAGCAGTTTCAGAATACGGCAAACCAACTTTCTTTTTCTTCCAGACGTTATACAATGATGGACAAACATCTTCTGATAGAAAATCATATACTCTTAGTAGATTTACAGAAGAAACAAGTAGTAAATATTGGTTCTTGTCTTTGGATGATATGTTAGCATATGCTCCAAGAAAAACGATATACTTTAGACCAGGAAATATTGATCAAGATATTGGTTCTAATTATGAATATGCAAACGCATATAATTATGAAGTTATCAATTCATTCAATACAATCGTCAATAATGCAAATGGATTATTCAATAATACACTTTTGACACACGATATCACCAAAAAGAAATGGTCTAAAAATACATTCAATTACAACGATAAGTTTGATCAGTTATATCATTTAGAAGAAAATAAAATGTATACTGGCGTGTTTGATTCGAAAAGAAATAGATTTGATTCGCAAGATTATAAAGATTCTTTAATAATCTATAATCCAACAGGAACTGCAGAAAATCCAAACTTTACTGAAAGAATATCTTCTATAAGAACACATAGATTGGCTTCACTTGATTTATTTAAGATTAGAATAACTCTACCAGGAGATTGTACTCTAGAGTCTGGAGATGTTGTTTATTTCGATCTACCTTCTCCAGAACCTGGTGGTGAAACTAAATTTGATGAGTATTATAAAGGTAATTTACTCATAACACATATAAGACACACGATAACAAAAGTACAATATAATATGACTATAGAATGTTGTAAAGAAACTCTGAGAAAGAAGGTTGGATCATGATCACTAATGGTTTCTTAGGATATGATAGATTTGTTTGGTTTCAAGGAGTTGTTGAAGATAGATTCGACCCATTGAAATTGGGTCGGGTTCGTGTAAGAATTCTAGGTCTTCATACAGAAGATAAAACTAAAATTCCTACAGAAGATCTACCTTGGGCATTTCCGATTCTTCCTATAACTTCTGCATCAATGAATGGAATTGGAGATACTCCTGTTGGACCAGTTGAAGGAACTTGGGTTGTTGGTTTCTTTAGAGATGGAGATAATTGTCAAGAACCTGTAGTTTTTGGAACTATTGGCGGTATTCCACAAGAAAGAACACGACCTAACATTGGGTTCTCTGATCCATTTAATCATTATCCAGAAGATGATTATATTGGTGAAGCCGATACAAATAGATTAGCAAGAGCTGAAAACATAGAAAAAACGGTAATCGAAGAGAGAAAAAAAACTCTTGCTAATAAAGGGGAATCAATTCAAGTTGCGCTTGAAGGAATTTCCGAAAATGGTTCTGCTAGATCAGATGGTGATGATACTGCGTGGTTAGAACCAAGACCACCATACAAAGCAAAGTATCCATTTAATAAAGTATTCCAGACTGAAGGCGG